TCGCAACCACGGCTTCTACGTGTGCCGTCACTGCGAGGGCGTTGGGTGCGATAGATGCCGCACCACAGGACGCTCGCCACGCACCTTCAGCGAGCTAATCAACCACCTCGCGCACCTGCACTCGGAGGTCAGCGAGGTGTTCGAGGCCGCCCGCGACGGTGACTACGATATCTACTGCTCTTTGTGCGATGGCGATGGATACTCAACGCATAGACGCGAACATGGGTACTGCCACAAGGACTGTAGCAATGATGGCTGTGGTGTTTCTGACGATTGCCAGAAGTGCAATGGCACAGGCAAGCCCATCGCAGGCCGTGTGGTCGAAGAGTTGGCCGACGTCGCCATGATGGCCATGTCCATCGCCAGACACTTCTGCGGACCTGCAGGCCAGAACATCGGCGACGTCATCATGATGAAGCACCGCTACAACCTGACGCGCGATGTACGTCAGGCGGCTGATGACGCAGCATGGATTGGCGACGACGACTTCGGCCCCACCTCAGGGCCGATTCAGCTGCTGAATGTTCTTCCTGGGCAAGGGTGGCTGAAATGAGCATGCCCACACTCAATGATACGTTGGCAGACCTTGGCTACACAACCCGGCCGGGGCAACGCGTCGACACCAAGGACATCCTCAACGACCTCGAAGACGTCGTGTTCACTGGCCGGGCCGGTGAGGTTTGGGAGTGGCTATGGTCCAAGCATAATGGGGTGCTGTGGCACCGCACTCTCTTTGGTGAGTGGCCATGACGCCCCGCAACCACTGTTGGAGGTGCCAGCGCGTAGTGCGGGTCGTGAACACGGTTGGGTACAGCACAGCCGCGCTAGCCGAAGAACCACCAAGCTTGCGCTTCCAGCGAATCACGTGGTGCGATGACTGCGGCCTGTGGATAAGGCAGCGCCCGACCATGACGGGCCACAACGAGCTTGTGAAAGCGGACCACAACTTGGTGCGGCTGTGGCGGAGGTAGAAGGCGGTAGATGAAGACGCGGCCGACATCTGATACCGTCGTCAGCAGGCCACAGGGGCAACCCGCAGGCCAAATGGAGGATATACACGCCAGCAACGGAGGTTGACCGATGGCGAAGGACACCAAGGCTAAAGCTGCACAAGCGAAGGCCAAACAGCGGCAGAAGCCCGGCCCGAAGGCAGTAAGCAAGACCATCCGCAACAGGCAGAAGAAGCGCGGCAAGACCGGGCGCAAGGCCAACCAGCCGTGGGACATCATGAAGGGTGAGACGTCGAAGGCGTACCGCGCGTTCTGCATCTACCAAAGCCTGGGCCCAGGCCGCAGCATCCGACGCACCGGCCTCACGCTCGGTCACTCGACCATGCGGCATATCGAAGTGTGGGCTGTGAAGAATTCGTGGGTGAAGCGCGCAGCCGAGTGGGACCGACACGTCTTCAAGCACCACCAAGACGCACTCGAAGACGAACACGCCATCCAGCTTGAGCGATTCCGTGACCGCCTCATCGCCATGCACAACAAGAGCCTCGACCGCGTTGAAGAGACGTTGGAGCTGGCGCGGCACATGCTCGACGCCGCTTACACGATTGAGGACGATGGCACGGTCAAGCTGCATGTGGCCGTCGACAAGTTGCCGAGCTTCATGCGTGCAGCTGCCAGCGTTGGCACCATGGCCACAGAAGCTGCTGCCACAGCGCTCGGCGTCGACGAAGTGTTGGACTACAGCCGTGGCGAAGAATAACGAGTGGTCATAGAAGGGCGTTGCCCGCACCACGCGAGGGTGTGCCAGAACCCACGTGATGTCAGAAGCCGCGCGAACCTTGGTGGCAAGACTGACAGGACAGCCGGAAAGACGGCACGCGGGGCTGGGCGCTTGGCTCAGCCTCGCAATCTTACAATGGAGTGAGAACATGACAGACAACGAACTCATGGAGGGCCCGTAAACATGCTTGACGCAAACACCGAGTTTCCAGCCGATGTCTGGTATAAGGACATCGGGCGTGTCTTCCGTGGCACAGCCCTTCGAAGCAGGAAGACCCAAGCCGAAGATGACCGGGATGAGGCCACGCGCGTCAGCGAATGGGTCACAATCTGGCGCGAGAGCGATGGGATGTACGACCCGGAGAGCTGCTATCTTGGCATGAGTGTTCCGTCAAGGGATGTTGCCAAAGCCTCACCTGAAGACATCAAGCCGCCAATCAGGTTCACGCCTCGATTTACGAAGAAGGGCCAGCATGACCTCGGGAAGGTCAATCACACCCGCTTCATTCATGGTGGTCACGCTCCACACCACTCAACCGCGGTCACGCTTGGCGGGCTGGATGTCGGCAGCATGATGTTCGACGGGCAGGTCTACGTGGCCTATCTCGACGACTACCCATGCGGAGCGCTCGACACCGCCGACCTCGATGAGGCCAAGCGACTCATCACCGTCGCCTTGCGACGCGAATAACGAGGCGCCATGGCCAAGCGCCGCAACCATCTGCTCGGGCGTATCGCCGCCAACACCCCACTCGCTCGACGTGCACGACGTCTCCGGTACTCTGCTACCGAGCGAGCGGCGGCGCCTGTGCGAGCGCGCGGCCCGCGTCAGACACTCATTGAGTTCTTCCAGGGTGCATGGCCACAGCTTGAGTCGCGCCCCCTTGTGTGGTCTGAGCATCTTGATGAGCTGTGCCGCATCCTGACGCTCTTCTGCGCGAATGAGCTGCGCAACGAAGACGGCCGTGTAGTCCGTCGCCTCGCCATCAACATCGCACCAGGCACCACGAAGAGCCTGCTGTGCAGCGTCATCTATCCCACGTGGCAGATGGCCATGGACCCGCGCCTACAAATCATCACCGGCAGCAACGCGCTATCACTCGCCGTTCGCGACAGCCTCAAGAGCAATGAGCTGGTGCAGTCGGAGTGGTTCCAAGAGCGATGGGGCCATGAGCTGGTCATCGCGAAGCGGCAGGACACCAAGCAGCACTGGGGCACCACGGCTGGTGGGTTCCGGTACGCAACCAGCACGGGCTCGAAGTTCACGGGTTGGCGTGGTGACGAAATCGTTCTTGACGACATCTTGGACGCCGACGCCCGTCACAGCCGCACCAAGCGCGATGCCGCCCTCAAGTGGCTCATCGAGAAAATGACGACACGTCTCAACGATGAGCAGACAGGTCGCCTGCTTGTCGTAGGTCAGCGCCTGCACGCACAAGACCCGTTCGGCCGTAAGCCTGACGACGACATCGAGCACGGTGGTTTGCAGCACCGCCCCGATTGGGACCACCTCATCATCGAGCGTAAGAAGCTCGGCACAGCTCACCCATCGAACACCATCGAGTGGCGGGATACACGAAGCGTCGGTCACTTCCTCGTACCTGAGCGATTCACGACCGATGAGTGGGCAAAGCGCCTGACCGACCTTGGCACGCGCGGTCGCAACGCACAGGAGCAGCAACGCCCAAGTGAGAGCGACGGGGGAATCTGGAAGCGCCACTGGTGGAACTACTACGAAGAGGCCAGCGGGAACTATGACGCCATCGTGGCCACATGGGATGCGACGTTTGGCGCGCAGGGCGAGCGGGCCAGCTTTGTTGTTGGCTCGGTCTACGGCATCACCATGACACCTGGCCACGAGCGCGCCGAGCTGCTGGACCAGTATCGACGTCGCAGCGGCTTTCCTGATACGTGGCGAGCCATCAAGGGAATGAAGGAGAAGTGGCGCACTGACGCGGACCTCATCGAGAACAAGGCAAACGGCTCAGCGTGCATCCAGTTCCTGCGCCGCAACGGTACGCCGGTCGTATCAATCGAGGCGAACAGCTCGAAGATGAGCAGGGGCTCGGCCGCCACGCCGTTCATCGAGCGTGGTTCAATCTGGCTTCCAGCCGACAACGTGACTACTATCCTCGGCAGACAGCCATGGCGCGAGGGCGACTTCGGCGAATCCATCAGTGAGGACGGCACACCCGAGACGTTCGACCCTCAGGTGGTCGTCGAAGAGGGCGCTAGCTTCCCTGGTGGTGACACCAACGATGCGTTCGACGCACTCACACAGCTCATCGACTGGGCATGGCTCACCAGCAATCAGACGCGCATAGGCCCCTCAGTCAGGTAACAGCATGACCACCCAGTTCCATCACGCTTACACCTCGGCCTGCTACGACTGGGCTTTCTACCGCGCGAGCTACGAAGGTGGCCGCACCTACCTTGAGCGCTTCCTCGACCAGCACCCAAAAGAGCTGGATGCGTACTGGCAAGCTCGCGTAAAGCGCGCGGTCTACCCCAACGCGGTCGCATCAGTCATCGACACCTACGTGGCCCACGTCTACCACGAACCGGTGTCGCGCCCGTCAGCACTCGATAGTCAGGTGCTCACCGAGCTGCACAACGACATCAACCTGCAAGGCGATGATGCTGACGAGTTCTACACACACGCGCTTGCCATGGCGATGGTGTACGGCGCGGCGTATGTCGTGGTTGACCGGTTCGACGGTGCTGAGCATGGTGCGGCTCAGCCTGAGACACGAGCGCAAGAGCTTGAGGCCGGACGTCGTCCCTACGCGACAGTGTTCACGCCAGAACGATTGGTCGATTGGCAGCTCGACATGTTCGGCAACTTCATGTGGGCGATTTTCCGTGAAGACCCACAGACGATGCGCTCACCCTTGAGCAACATCGAGCAAGACCGAGACCCTACCTACAAGCTGTGGACGAAGACGGAGTGGCACCGCCTCAAGCTCGGTGAAGACGGCGACGGCAACACCGTATGGATGACGCTTGAGAGCGGCACGCATCCCGTGGGCGAGGTCCCCGTTGTGACAATTCGCCACGGCCACCGAGTCGCCACCACGCCACACGGCCAGAGTGCCATCAAAGACCTTGCCCCGATGAACAGACGCATCACGAACCTGTACAGCCTCATTGATGAGCAGACGTTCCAGTACGTGTTCAGCATCCTGGTAGTTCCTGACTCCATGTTCGACAAGCTCAAGAGCATGAACTTCAGTGTCGCTGGCTCCATGTCCATGCCAGACACCGCGACGCACAAACCGTTCTATCTCGGCCCGGACATCGGGCAGCTCGAAATCCTGCGCACCGAACTCAAGGAGACGATGCGTGAGATTCGCGTACTTTCTGGCATTGGCCGTCAGAACGAAGACAGCCGCGCAGCAACGTCGGGCCGCTCGATGGCGTTCGCAACGATGGACAAGACCGCCCTGCTCAAGAAGATGAGCGAGCGCATGACGCGCGCCGAGACCCGCGTGGATGCGATGGCGTTGGCGTGGATGGAGGAAACACAGGTCGAAGTGCGGCCACCTGTGTACAACGTCGACTTCAACCCGGAGAGTGTGACGACCGCCCTTGAGGATGCGTTGATGTTCGATACGTTGGGCATCGGAGGTGTTGCGCGCCTCGAAGGCCTCAAGCTCGCCGCGCAACGCCACTTGTCGGAGCTGCCTGACGAAACAATGCTACGCGTCATGGACGATATTGAGACGCGCTTCGGCGTTGATGTTGTAACGCCAGCGGGCGCAGATGAAGCGCTCAACGGCATTCAGGTACGCGCCATGGTCGAGCTGGTTGAGAAGGTTGGCGGTGGTGTGCTCACGCGCCAAAGCGCATCTGCCATCTTGCAAAGCGCGTTCGGGATGGACGAGGCTGAGGTGCAGGCCGTGCTCGCCGACGTCACCGAACCAGCACCGCAAGAGCCCATCGCAGCCTCGTCTGGTGAACCGAACTAGGGCGCCACCGCTTTACATACGCCTGTCCACCGCCTAGCATCCGACCCACGGACGTGCCAGCACTCCACTGTGCTCGTCAGGCAACAAAAATGGACGGAGGTAGCAAGATGGAAAACGAAGGCAACAGCGGCGAACAGGGCGAGCCCAACGGCGAACCAGCACCAAACGGTCAGCAACCGCAACCAAACCCCGACGGGGGCCAAAACACGGCAACACAGTTCAGCCAGGCAGACGTGGACCGCATCGTCCAAGAACGTCTCGCACGAGCATCCAAGGGCGCCCAAGCCAAGGTCCTCAACGACCTCGGCTTCGACAACGCCACAGACGCAAAAGCGCTGGCCGACCAGTTGAAGAGCGAGCGGGAGAGCAAACTTCTCGATGAGAAGAAATATCAGGAGCTGTTGGACATCCGGCAGACTGAGAACGCAGCACTCACCACACAACTCGCCACCGAGCAGGCATATCGACGCACGGAGACAGCACGACGTGTCATCAACCAGGCAGCCAACATCGCAGGGGCACTACACCCCGAGCAGGTTGCGAGCCTGGTGGCCAACAGCTTCAAGATTGCCGATGACGGAAGCGTCAACGTGGTCGACGGGCAGGGCGCCGTGATGACCGATGGCAAGGGTGGTCAGATGACACCTGAGGCCTTCATGCAGGGATGGCTTGAGAAGAATCCGCATTTCAAGAAAGCAGCCAGCGGGCAAGGAAGTGGAACGAAGCCGAACAGTGGTGGCAATGCAGGTGGTAACCCGCCAAAAGCAAACGCACCCCTCGACCTTGAGCGCGTCAAAAGTGGCGATACCGCGTACATGCGCGAGAATCGACAGGCCATTATTGACGCGGCCCAAGCAGGCCTCATCAAGCTCTGAGCACGACCGGCCAACAACCGTGAGAGAACACCATGGCAGTTATCCGCAAATCTACCGAAGCCGCTGACGCGGTGCCGGAATTCTGGCTCGACACGGCGATTGGTCGGTTGAGCACCAACCTCATGTTCACCAACCTCATCAACCGTGATGCGGACGATGAGATTGCCAACGTGGGCGATACGGTCAACGTCACCAAACGCGGCACGGTCAACGTGCAGCAGAAGGTGGAGGGCGCTGACATCGTTCCTGAGGCACCGTCGAACACGAAAGTGCCGATTGTCCTCAACGAACACTGGTACGTCTCTTGGGCGGTCGAGGACACCGCCAGCGCCACGGCCGTTCAGTCGGCCGTCGATTATGTCGAGGACGCCATGGACGCGCTCGCCGAGAAAATCGAGGGCACCGTGTTCGCCCTGTACGCATCCATCGCGAACACGGTCGGTGTCGCTGGCACCGACCTGACCGAGGCGACCATCCTCGCCGCCCGCAAGCAGCTCAACGACCAGCGTTGCCCGGTGTCGGGCCGTAACCTCATCATCTCGTCGAAGGATGAGACGGCCTTGCTTGAACTCGACAAGCTCACCGACGTGGACCGCAGCGGCACGCCGCAGGGTTTGCGCGAGGCCATGCTTGGCCGACTGTACGGCTTCGATGTCTACATGTCCCAGCTCGTCGAAGAGGTTGCTGGCGTGCCGACCACGCACAACATCGCATTCCACCGCAACGCGTTCATGATGGCCTTCCGGCCCATGCCGTTGCCTGAGGCTGGCAGTGGCGCCCAAGGCGTTTACATCGTCGACCCGCAGACCGGGCTGGCGCTGCGCTACACGCGTGGCTACTCCATCCTTGCGCAGAAGATGGTTCACACCATTGACGCCCTTTGGGGTGTTGCTGCCATCGACGAAGACCGCCTGGCTGTCGACGTCCTCAGCTAAGCGAAGCGGCTCGGGACTTCGGTCCCCTGCCCTGTTGGCGTTCCTGTAATCCCCCGCTGCTTGCAGCGACAGGGCCGCCAACAGGTCAGATAACCCGCACTCAATGGAGAGCAGATGCCAGATACAACCACCGTCCACATCACCAATCCGCATGGTCGTCTGGTCGCTGTCACCGCGAAGGCCGCAATCAAGCACATCGGAACGGGCATGTTCATGCGCCCCCGCTTCGACGACCTCAACAAGGCTGGGCTCGAAGGTGTACACAAGGCCCTTGGGCTCGGCACCACCAAGCTCACGAAAGAAGAGCTGGTGGAGTTCCTGAACAAGCGCGCGGCCGACCTGATGAGCGCTGCGCTGCCGTCGAAGTCGCTGCATGGTTCATCGCTCTACCGTACGTCGACGCCCCACTGGAAGCGCGAGGGCATTCTCAAATAGGTCATGTGTTACTCCATTCACATGACCTTGGCCCGTGGGTGCGTTATCGTGCTCGCGGGCCTTTTTACTTCTGAGAGCGCTGACGATGCCACTGACCGACCGAGAGCGCGAACTACTCGCGAGCAACGTCGCCGCAATCACGGCACGTCAGGACGACTTCATAGACGACACCGTTCGCTTGTTGTCGACGCAGTACAGCCAGGCGATTGCTGGTGTTGCCACCGACATCCTTGAGCCGTTCGAGACCGACCCGAATGGCCGGTACGTCAGCGACCGTGGTGTCATTCGCCGTGCAATCCCCGAAGCCCGTGCCCGTGCCATCAGCAACGTCGACCCGTTCAAGCGCATCTGGGGAGAGTGGCAAGGCCGCCTGACCACAGTGCGTAGCCAGATACGTGACCACTTCGAACTCGGTGAATCCGCAGACCATGGCCGTCAGGCCTCACGGCTACGGGCCGACTGGTCGAATTCCGAACTGGCAACCATCGACCAACTCATTGGCCTGTGGCCTGATGAGCGCCAACCAGGCAGCGGCATGGCCGCCCGCTTCTTCAGCCTTACCGACGACCACCGCCGCAGGGTTGCTGACGTCGTGACGCGAGGCGTGCTTGGTCGACGACGGGCCACAGACCTCACGGCCGAACTCGCCCAGCTCACGAACTCCACCACCGCACGTGCCAAGTTCGTGTTCGACGACGCCACCATGCAGTACTCGCGCAGCATCCACGACCAGAAAGCCGCAAGCCTTGGCTACGAACATTTCCAGTACTTCGGGCCACGTGACGCCATCACACGCCCGTTCTGTGCCGCGCTGTTGGTGGGCCCGTCCGAGGCCCTACCGCCTGAGCGCGAAGCCGAGCAGCAAGCAAAGCAAGCCGAGCGCGAAGCCGTTGCTGCTGAGAGAGCCGCCCAGCAGGCCGCGTCAGACGAACGCGCAAAGGCTGAGGCCGAAGCTGAGCAACGACGTGAAGACGCGCAGAGGGCCGCCGAGGCCGCCGAGCAGGCACGCATTGACGAAGAGCGCCGCAAGCGCGACGAGGCCGCACTTTCCACCCGCGAAGCCGAGCGCAAGCGTCAAGAGGAAGCCGAGCGACAACGCCTCGCTGCTGAAGCTGAAGCACAGGTCATCGTTGAGCAGGAGCGCCAGCGCCAGGCTGAAGAAGCGCAACGCAAAAAGCGTGAGGCCGAAGAGCGGCGCGCACAAGCAGAGCGACAACGAGCTGCAGCCCAACCACCTATCACGCCGAGCCCATCAACTGGCGACCAGTTTCCTGCATTCACCACATCGAAACAGGCCATGGCGCTCGCTGTATCCGAGGGCGTCACCGAGCGAGCTCGCATCGTGCGCAGCTGGGATATGGAGGGCGTGCGCTCCGCGCTAGACGCAGCGTCCGACATGAACGAGCGTTTCGATATGGGCCCTATGTTCTATTTCGGCACACAGGCGGAGTTCAACAAAAAGCACTACATCAACTCGCCCAACCGCATGAAGGTGCGCGGCGCTGGCTCGCGCAACACCGTGGCTGGATACGCCTCAGACAGCCTCTTCGTCAAAAAGGAAACGTTCGACGACAAGCGCATACGCACCCACAAGGAACTCAGCGACATCCGAATGCGGCAGCGCTCCACGAACTCACCTGCTGAAGTGGTTGCGACACTTCGCCGTGACCTTGGCACTGGCGCACCCACACATGTATTTGCCGCGCATCGTCACAGCGGATTTGCGAACGAAGAAGCAGCAGCTCGCCTCGAAATGCTCATCCGTGACGATGACTGGAACGAACGGTTTGTCATCAGCGGCACCACGCCCAGCGTCATCCAGCACGAGCTTGGTCATAGGTTCCATGAACACAAGAGCGCCACGGCTGATGACTATCGCACGGCTATCAACAAGACCTACCCACAGGGGTGGAGTCTGCTCATTGGCAAGTACGCATCCAGCATGGAAGAAGAGTACGCAGCTGAGGCCATGGTGGCCTATGTGAAGGGTGAGCACGACCTGCTGGCGCCAGCAGTGCTTGCTTCACTCAAGCGTGCGGACAGGTTCGAGGCGACTGCTGATGCGAAGTACCAGGTCATCCTTGACGCTCGTCGTGAGCGCGTCAGTCGCGGTGATGTTGGGGCACCCTCAACACCCAAGCCGTCAGCACGCGAAGACGCAATGGGCTTCGCGCGCACTATTCTGGCGCAAGACCCTGAGACCGAGCGCAAGCGCTTGTGGGATATGTTTGTCCCGGCCGAGGGCGCGACAGACACCGATGTCGCCTTTGCCGAAGCAGCGTTTGAGAAGTTCAAGACCGCGCGCATAGCTGCCGAACTGGCGCAAGCTACCGGCTTGCTAGACTGAGGTGAGATGATGACGACGACGACCCCGCAATGCTTGACCTGCAAGCACTACCGCGAGACGGCTGTAGGTGCTGCTTGCACAGCATTCCCTGACGGTATCCCGGACGACATCTTCCGCAACGTCGTGATGCACAGCACGCCTATCGAAGGTGACAACGGTATCATCTGGGAGTGGACGGCACGCACCAAACTTGTGCCGCTTGGCGAAGAGGACCCCGGCGAGTTCTGGGAAGTGCTCGAAGTCGGTGAGGTTACCTGATGGCACGCGGCCGCATCCTCACACGCGAGCAGATTGACGACCTCGACAACCACCAGACGGGACGAGGCACAGCCATGGAGGCCGCTGGCGGGTATCGCTGTCGCCACCACTGGCGCGCAGTCCGCCCGACGTGGTTCGACGCCGATGGCTGGCGTGAGCTCACAGGTGAAGACAAGCCCGAAGCTCGTAAGTTGCCGCCACTTGCAGAAGCGCAGGATGACCCGGCAGCCGCGACGGCCAGACGCGCCGAACTCGTGAGCGGGTGGTCACCAGCAACAGCCCGTGGTGATGAGCTGCAGCAGGCCGCGCACACCGCGTTCGACGTCGAGGGTCTGCACTTCACCGACTTCGATGTGCAGCCAGCACCGAACCAGCTCGCCTTTGACGAAGATGACCTGCGAGCTATCTACCAGGACACACAGCAGCAGTTCGCGGCTGGTGGTGTTGACGTCATCACGCTGCACCGCCCTATCACCGACGACCTGTTCAATGAGACACCCGGCATCATGGACCTGTGGCAGAACACAGAGCCTCAGGGTGACTACATCACCGAAGAGTTCCCTGCTCGGCAGGTGCTGTTCACGCCCAACAATGCAGGTGGCTCGCCTGGTAGTTACACGGTCCTGCGCAGCACGCCTCGCACGCGCTTTGACGCGGCCGCGACAGCCGACGACCCTACCGCCACCGCCTCGCGCTTCTGGAGTGCTGAGGTAGTACGCACTCAGGACGGACACGAAGGCCGTCTTGTTCACAAGGGAACTGGTGAGGTCGTTGCCAAGGGCCGCTTTAGTCGCGCCGACCTTGAAGCGCATGCAGGACAGCTTGAGCGCTACCTCGGGTCAAGTGGCTCGTTGCCAGACGAGGGCACGAGCGCCCGGGGCTTCTTCGAAGAGGAGCGCGAGAGCATCACCACCTACACGCAACGTCGCCGCCACGTGCCTGTGGGCCCGGACTATCGCGATGTTGACACGTGGCTCGACCTTGGAGGCATCGAACTGCCAGTCATCCAGAGCGAGCATGCGACAACGAAGGCCGCCAGCGCACGGAAGCACAAGACGCGCTGGAGCCGCACAAACGAGCTGCGTTTCCACCAAGGCGACGGCAGTATCAAGCAGGCCAAGGGTTATGTGCGCGGCAACTTCGGCATCTTCTCCACGCTGGATGGTGCACAGGGCATCTACGATGTGCAGCACTGGTGGTTGGTACACGCACCCACAGGCACGATTTTGCACCACGGTTCGAGCTTTGCCGACGAAGAGGGCGGCATACCAGTAGGTGGTTGGAGCCTCGCCGAGTTCAAGCGCCAGGGCGACCGTCTTGAGCAGTACATCGACAAGGATGGCACGGTATTCAGCGACAAGCGCGTGGAGTGGAAAGACGCCCTAATAGACCTCGCACGCCAAACACAGCCCGGTGTTGATGTGCGTGATGTGACCGATAGGCAGTTGAGCAACGACATGTTCGAGAACGCCATCAGCTCAAACGTCAGACCGCAGGGCTGGACAGTCGACGACGACTTCGGCAACTTTGACGAGTGGAGCGAAGAGCCCATCATCGCCGAGAGCGCTGCCGACGATGATGACGACTGGTACCCATTCTGAGGCCCCAACATGAAACGCATCGTGAAGACCACCGCCTCAGGCGTCAAGCTCGTGCAACTCATCCCAGAGCGACCACAGGACATCGCCCTGTTGCGCATCATGCAACGTGAGCGCGTCATCAAGTCACCACTGAAACGAGCAAAGGAGGCTGGTCATGGCCGCTGACCCAGGTCGATACACCTACGACACACACATGCGCTCAACCGACGCGATGGTCGTCAAGCACATGGTCAATGACCCTACGATGATTCACCGTGCGCACGCCGAGGCATACAAGGATGTGCGCATGCAGATTCGCGGGCATGGCTACCTTGAGAAGGTGCAGTTCAGCAATCAGGCATATGGTCAGTACGACTACCGCACGCTGGACCGCACCATTGTCGACGCGGCCGAACCGGAGAACGACTTCGCCACAGCCGTTGGGGCGTTCACCTTCACGGCTTCGGCGGCTGGCGGTTTCACGGTGCCGCTCGGCACGCGTATCGTTGTGAGCCCGCTCGCTCCAAGCGATGTCGACTACGTTGCGCAGGGGCTGGTGGTATTCACAACTGATGCCGCACTCATCGTGGCCGCTGGCGCAAGCGGCGCTGTGGCCGTCACTGCCGAGCACCCTGGCTTGCCTCACAACATCCCCGCTGGCCAGCTCGCCTATCTCGACGCAAGCGAACCAGGGCTGCCCACACTCGACCGCATCGTGAACGATGCCGAGACCACTGGTGGTGTTGACCACCAACTCACGCGCGCGACCGTCTACCGCGCACTGGAGCTGGTCTACCGCAACTTGACCAGCCGCGAAGACGATGTGTTCAACGGCAAGCGCAAACTCTACGCCGACTACTACAAAGAAGAGGTCGCACTGATGGTCGCCGGCCGCATCGTCATGGTGGTCAACGACGACGGCGTGGAGTCGGCAGAAGAGTTCGAGATGCGTCACGGCTATCACCGTATTAACCGAGGGTAGCTCATGCCAGCGGTTGTGTTCGAAGTCGACCTGAGCGACCTCAAGGCCAGCGTTGAAGACGTGCAATCGTTTCTCAACAACCCGAAGATTTCGCGCCCCGTGCTCCAAGAGCTGGGCGACTTCTACGTGTTGCGTATCATCACCAGAACAAACCAGGGTGCTGACTTCAAGGGCGCGAAGTTCGAGCCTTACTCAGACATGTACGCCGACTTCCGTGTCAGCCGTGGGCGCAACGCCAGCCCTGTGGACCTCACGATGAGCGGCAAGATGCTCAACGCATTGGACGCCACGGTCACGCCACAAGGCGATGTGTTGTTGTTTTTCAACAACGCCGAGCGCGGCCAGATAGCCTGGTACCACAACGCCAGCCTCGAAGAGGACCCACGTGTCAGGCAGAAGATTCCGCACCGGCGATTTGTGGACCTCGACGAGAATGGGCAGGATGCCAAGCAGATGGCCACAGTGGTTCGAGACGCCATCGCCAACCACCTCAACCGGGTCTAGATATGTCGCAAGCATGGTCAACATCATCGCGTGAGCGTCTACTTGAGGCCCTGCGCGTCGTGCTGCTCGGCATCGAAGGCGTCAAGACTGTGCGTCGCCAACCACCCACGATGAACATGGCGCTGTCTGATAGTGAGACGCCCGCCATCATCATCGACGACCCGACCGTACAATACGAATGGCTTGACCGACATGGCCGACGCATCATGCAGAGCAGCTCTTCGGTAGTGCTCGACTGCCACGCTGTGGCCAACTACGTCGCAGGCCGTGAGGCCTACGCAAACGTGGCTACACTGCGCGAGACATTTGCACGTCGTGTGATGCTTGAGCTTGCGAACAACCCAACGCTCGTTGTGCAGCTCGATGATGAGACCGAGCCGCAAGCGCATGCCAAAGATGTTGCGGGCACGTTCCGCGTGAGCAACCTTCCTGTTGATGCGCCGTGGGTGCGATTCGGCATCATGATTGAGCCACGCACCACGGACTGCCTCGATACCAGAACGATGTCTGATTGGCGCACCATGGCGTTGTGCATCCAGCCACAGGACGTAGGCATCCATCGTGAGTGGGCACGAACAGTCGACCTTGAGCTAGACGACCTCGTGAGCATGATGCTGAAGTTGCGGCCTGCTCACGGCCTCGCCGCCATGTACCCACACGATTCTGTCCGCCGCCTGGTAGACGCAAGCAATGTAGGCAACGGCGAGGACCCCACAGACTTCGTGGACCCGCCAACCAACAGTCTGGAATTTACTGGTGATGTTGAGGTGCAGATGGCGCCGCTGTACCCAAAGGCCGGACACGCCACACTGTTCAGCGGTGGCGCCGCGTTCAAAGACTTCGCGCGCCTTGATGAGCTTGGCGTCATGAATGCCGACACGAGCTTCAGCATTGTGGCCTTCACGCTTCGCATCGGTGACCTTGGTGCCAACCAGCACATCGCCGGATGGCGCGGCCCGAACACCCCATACTGGCAACTCTTCACAAACGACACTGGTGAGACGCGCTTTCGCTTTCGGACGACTGGCGGCGCTGAGCAAGACATCGGTGGTGGCGGTGCAGCTCGCAACACGCTTCAGACGCACGTGGCCGTCATCGACCGCGCTGCCGACGAGGTGAGGGTCTACCAAGATGGGAACCAAGTGGCTACACTCGGCTCGCTGGCCACGCTCGCGGACACGTTTGAGGTCAGCACGCCAACGGACCTCTTCGGGGTTGGGGCGTTCGCACAGGGCCCGTTGGTCGCCGAGCTTCCAACAGCCGTTGTTGACCCGTTCGAAGGCGTCGTGCAGTTTGTTTGCGTAATCAAGAAGGCGTTGACCGACGCCGAGGCAATCCGAATCCACGCCCTTGCGGGCCTGGCGTAACACTGGTGGACCCATGGGAAATCGAGCAGAAGTAATCGTCAGCCGGGGCACTGCGGGCCCCATCAGCTTTGGCCCGGTGGACGGCCCCAAGTTGTTCTTGGCTGTTCTGGCAAACCGAGGCGAGGAAGATGTTCCAACACTCATCACGAGTGAGGGCGACTTCGTGAACAAGTTCGGGGGCGCCACGCGCTTCGCTGACGGCGACCGCTACAGCGTGGGGTATGAGGTGCTGAAGCACTTCTTCGCCAAGCAAGGGCGCAGGTGTGTTGTGTCCCGCATCGTCGGCGCCAGTGCCGTGGCTGCACTCTCGACCCTCGTCGACCGCGCGGGCGCCCCGCTCGACACTCTCACCATCACCGCGAAGGGAGCTGGCACGTGGGGTAATCGGATTGATGTCACCATCGCCGACGGCACGAACGCCGACACGTTCAAGCTGACCGTGCAGGCCTACGACTTCGACGACACGACGCTCATCGACACCGAGGTGTTCGACAACCTCAAGATGGTCAGTGGGCTGCTCAACACGGTGAACAACCAAAGCCGTTATGTGCGGTTGACAGACCTCGCCAGCGTTACGGCAGCCCCGGCCAACCGACCCGCAAACGGCACGTACGACCTCGGCACGGATGGCAGTGCTGCAACGCTGGGTGTCGACAACAACGCACCAGCAGCCGCCGACATCGTTGGCACAAGCGTTAGTGGTGTGAAGACTGGCCTGAAGGCGTTTCGCGATGGTGGTCTTGGTTGGGGTTGGATTGCAGCTCCCGACCTCGACGCTGATGCGCTGGTGGTGTCCGAGCTTGAGGCGCAGACCGAGCCATACTTCCGGCAGTACCTCACGAGCGCTGACGAAGGCGCTACGGTGGCGACTGCTCAAACGCAGCGTGCTGCACACGACAGCGTTGAGGTGGGCTTCTACTTCCCGCGCTGGCGCGTGCAAGACGTGCGTACCGACGAAATCAAGACCATCCCAATCGTCGGTCTTGTTGCTGGCGTGTGGACGCGTGTGGCGAACGAGAAGGGGCCCGGCAAAAACCCTGCGGGCCTCGACTTCCGCCTTACCCACGGGCTTGGGCTTGAGACGCAAATCAACGGGCAACCGCTCGTCGACAGTGGTGTGGCCGAAACGTTGCTCGCCGCTGGCGTCAACCCGCTGTGGGACCCGACGGGCACTGGCAACCAGGTCATGGGTGCTCGCAGCGCCACGACTGAGACGGCGTGGCTCTACATGAACGCCGCGTACCTGTTCAACCTCATCGGGTTCACCGCCTACACCAACCTGCAACAGTTCATCTACGAGGTCGCCGACGACCTCTTCTTCGTGAACCTGCGGCTTGGCATTCGGGCATTCATGGTCGACCTGCACGCCAAGGGCGCGTTCAATGGCTCAATCCCCGGCCCCAACGAAGAGCCTGACCCATCCATCCACGCATTCGCTGTTGAGGCGAGCGCCGACCTGCTCACGCCTGTGGACATCGCCACAGGCAACGTGCGCGTCAAAATCTGGTATCGGCCTGCGGGCACGGCTGAGACCATCCTCACTGAAGTCGCCAAACAGAACGAAGTCTAAGCCGGAGCAAGATAATGCCACTCGGAATCGATACATTTCACGCCCAGCACGACTACGTGTCGTGGTTCGTGGAGTTCCCCGCCAGCAAGTTCACGTCCGTCACTGGCGGCAACATCACAGGCGACAACACCCAACAGTTCCCCGGAGGTGGCGGGCCGCCAAAGAATATCGACGGCCCCACACGCATCGGTCAGGTCACGGCCAGCAAGCCGCTCGACCACATTGTGGACGGTGGCCTGAAGACGTGGGCACGCGCCTGGCACAACGGCATCCGCGTCAAGCTCACGCTCATCAAGCAGCCGGTCAATGCCGCGGGTCTTCCCAACGGCGAGCCGGTGACCTACTCACGGTGCAGCCTGGTCGACTTCGCGTTCCCCGACGTGAACAAAGGCTCTGCTGAGGCGAGCGTGATGACCATCATTGTGCAGCCGGAAACCCTCGGGTAGGCCATACGGGCCCACCTGAATCACACGCCCGGCACTTCGCCGGGCTTTTTTTGCAATGGAGTAACTATGGACCGCAAACAAGCAACCGACCTGATGACCACCTACATCAACAAGATGAACAGCCTTCCTGAATACGATGTGCTGCATATCGAGAAGGTGCAGAAGGCCGGGCAATTCCTGCTCAACCTTCTGGAGCTTGATGAGGAGGCGTTGAAAATTGAGGAGTTCGGCGGCCGCCTCACGGCTGTTGTAGCGTTGTCTCAGGGCCTCGTGACCACAGATGAGCATGGTGTTGAATCGTACGCAGACGTGGTGCGCATCCGGGTACCAACGACCTCGGACGAGTGGAAGACGGACGCTGCGCTTGCCGCGCGTGGCATGACGAATGATGGCAGTGGGCTTGCGCTGATGATGATGGTCAAACAGGTCATCGTGAACTGGCCGGGCGTACCCATGCCAGACATTGATGAGCACATGGCGGCGTTGTCTCGCTTCGATTCGGTGAGGTTGTGGCAGGCGATGGATGCGCTTGAGCGGCATGCCGAGCGGGTAGCCATCGAAAAAAAGGCATCGCGGCGCGCGCTCGGGTCATAGGTCTACACAAGGCGACCGGCATACCCGTGCTTGAGCTGGTCGCGATGCCGCTGCCTGAGTTCGTTGCCTGGCAGCGGGCTGCAATTCTAGCCATGGAGCGCACCGATGAGTGAAGTAGAGCTGAGAATCAAGCCGACGCTGGTCGGGTCAGTCGGGTCTGACTTCCGCAAGCTGGGGGGACAGGCAGCACGATTCGGAGACGCACAACGCACGGCGAACACTCGCGCCGAACGCAGCGCACGCAAGCTCGAAGGTGCGTACGACCGTATCGGCAACAGTCTGGTGTCCATGGCGCGTGGTGGTGGTCTCGCGGGCCGGGCGCTCGGCCAGCTCCACAACATCGCCATCGGGCTGTCTGGTCTCGCGCGTGGCGGCGGCACCATTGGCGACATGCTCATCGGCAGCAATGAGCGCTTGGAGGCCTCGCGCCTCACGTTCAACACGTTGGTCGGCGATGTCGACAAGGCAAGCAAGCTCATCAGTGGGTTGCGCGCTCAGGCTGCTGCAACACCGTTCGCCGAAGAGGACATCTTGGAGGCGGGCAAACGCCTCCTGCGGAGCACCGGCAGCAACATTGAGCTCAACATGCAGCTCGTTGAGCAGGCACAGACGCTCGCCGCCCTCAACCCAGAGCGCACGGTCACAGATGCGGCCGAGGCAATCCTTGACGCCCAGCTTGGTGAGTTCGAACGACTCAAAGAGTTCAGCATCAAGCTGCGCAAGAAGGACCTCGACAAGGCCGTGAAGAGCGGCACAGAACTGGGCACAGCTGCTGTTGATGCCATCCAAGCCCGCATCAAAGACATGGGCGCCGAAGGGCTGGTTGATGAGCTGTCGACATCGTTCAAGGGGCGCAAGTCGACGTTCATCGACACCGTGAAGAAGGTGTTTCAAGAGACCGGCGAAGAGGCGTTCGGCGTGTTGTCTCAGGGCTTGGTCGACATTCAAGAAGACTTCCAAGCGCTGCGTGCTGACCCACAGTTTCGTCAGGACATGACCGACCTCAGCCGTATCATCGCAGATGCCGCAAAGATGAGCATCGAACTGGTGCGCAAACTACCGTCGGCTGTGCGCTCACTGCGTGAGTTCGTCGAAGAGCACAAGACCGCAATCGGCATCGGCGTTGGCCTGTTCGCCGCAAACAAACTCACGGGTGGTGGTCTTGTTGAGGGGGGTGTGGCCCTTGGGCGCCGAGCGCTATTCGGAAAGCGCGGTGGCGGTGTCGGTGCATTATCCGGCATTGGTGGTGACGTGCAACCCGTGCACGTCGTCAACTTCCCGTCAGGGCTTGGTGGTGGTGATGGCGGGCAGCTCCAACGTGCAGTCAGCCAGAAGGCTGGTGGCGGCAAGTTCACGCCAAGCCAGCTCGGAAAGTTCGGCGGCGGTGGTCTTGTCGGTCAGATTGGCGTGGGCGGTGTCGCGGCCGGTGGCGCTATTCTCGGCTCGTTCATGCTCGCTGCTGCGACGTTCGTCGATGTCACACAGCGAACACAGGGCATCATCGAGCGGGCAGAAAAGCGCGGTCAGTTTTTTGAGAAGCAAGCGCAGGCGCCAGCGAGTGAGCGTGTGGCTGCGCGCGTCGCACAAGCAAGACGGGAACAAGAGGTCGTCAACCTCCAACAACGCACAGGTGGCTTTCGCCAGGCGCTCGACGTCGGCGATATCCCTGGTGCTGTGTCTGCTGCACAAGGCGCGCTTGAGCGTGGGGGTGGCTCGAAGGAGGGCAATGCTGCTGTCGTTCGCGACCTCAACATGGGCTTGGAGGCGTTCGGACTTGAGGCGTCCGTGAAAGGTGGGCGTGTGAAGTTCAAGCAGCGTGAAGGGTTGACGCGACGGCTTCACGAACTGACCGAGTTCGACCGCCAGTTGCAGTCCAACCCACAGGCCGCGCAGCAACTTGACCGTGAGGGGAAGCTCAGCGGTCTTGTCGCAGAGGCTGAGCAGTTGGCGACGCTACGAGGGCGAGCGGAGTCTGTTGGCAAAGCGCTCAACCAGGTGCGTGTTGAGAAAGGCGCGGTGGTCGTCAACATCGTCGGCACTGGTGATGCCGCAAAGGACGCCGCAACCGCTGTCGCTCGAAGTCGTCGTGAGCTTGAGAAGCAGCTCGAAACGCTCACCAAACGCGAGGGGCAGAACCGGTGATAACCCTCACGTTAGAAGCCGCACTCATCCTGCAGACAGCGCTTGCCGTGTTGGCCGTCTTGGCGCTGGCAACAAACCTGATACAGTGGCGACGTCGACGTCGGCAGCCGCACGTCTTCAGGACCGCAAGGAGATGGAGCCATGGGCGTACGAGTCACAGACAGCCGCATCCCGCCATCGACTGCGCTGGCTGACCCAAACACCAGACTCATCACAAAGCTTGGTGCCATCACCCCTGCCAAGCCATATCAAATGCAGCTCATCGGCCTCAACAGCGGCCGCAGTATCGTGTTCCCGTACAACGCTGAGAGCTACCGTGAGACGTTGAGCCCGACATGGGCCGACCGCAACTTGCCAGGCCGCACCGAGCCAATCCATGATTGGGTGCGCAACGAATCTGGTGGACTTGATGTGCGATACCTGCTGCAACTCGACGACCCAGAAGAGACCGCATCGTTCGTGACGGCCCTCAAGGGGGCGGCGACCTCTATTGTTGAGACGACTGGCGCGCCTGAACTGTGGCAGTTCATTGCTGGGGCATACGACTTCGTGGGGCACATCTCAGGGCTGAGCACGGACTTCATACGCACAGTCGAGAGCGGCGACCCTGAGGTGGTAGAGATACAGTTCAACATGGTCTCAAACGCGAAAGGCTTTGGCTGATGACTGACCCAAGCGAATCCCCATACTCACGTAACGCGCGGGCTGATGAGACCGTGCAGCAACGTCGTCGCCTGTACGAAATCACGGGCACGGAGCACGTGTTCTGGGTAGCGCACGCCACCGTGGGTGAGTGGCGCGAATGGCGACGTGTGTGTGAGACCAACGCCATCGACGACCCGCTCAACCTGCGTGGGTTCCCGTCACGGCAGCTATCACAACCCATCCTCCAACGCTTCCCACTTGCCGATGGCAGCGGCTTCGAAGATGAAAACCTCACGACCGACCTTGGGCAATCGTACGACCTCGAATACCTCGCGCCCGAGTTGCAGGGGACTGGTTACCTGTGGGTGCAAGACGTCGCGCCAATCTCACCTGACCCGGCCGTGGCGCCGCCTGGTGAACACTTCCAGCTCGCGTTCCAGGCTCCGGGTGATGCAGCTCAAGGGGTGTGGGTCGACCTCAAGCTCAGCCTGTTCAAGGGCCCGAACGGCGACACGTCTGTCACCCAGCGCACACTGCTCTTCAGCGAGTCTGGTGAGTACGCCGTCGACATTGAGCTCAACATCGATACGTTCCTCATCGCGTGGCTGATGCGTTGCATGCCGCTCACGTTCCAACCACTCGGCAATGAGACCCGTGCATGGTTGACGGTGCCGACGCTTGAGCTGCCACGCGGTAGGGGTGACGCATGACGCGGCAGGCCATCGTGGAAATCGACGACGGTAGCGGTGAGAGCTTCCGATTCGAGAACGCCGATGATGTGTTCGTTGATGTGACCGTGGGTCTCGCTGAGGGAAAGAAGGCAAGCAATGCAAGCGTCATCCTCGCTGACCCACTGTTTTTGTTATTCGACGCCTTGCCACTGCCGACGAAGAAGAGCCGCACAACGATGACCGTATGGATTGCTCCAGAAGGTGTGGCAATCCCGACGAAGGTGTTTGCTGGATATGTGCAGGGCATCGAGCCTACCAACTCACTCGGTGGCAACCAGGTCACTATCGAGGCAACAGACAAGGCGAAGGGTGCACGCAGGAAGAAGCGCGCTCGCATCCGTCGGTTCACCAGCCTTGACCAGCTCTCTATTCAGGTGGCGCACGACGCTGGCCTTGATGGTGTCGACAGCACCCGTGCGAACATCGCCGACATCGAGTTCAGCCGTGCCGTGCAACACGGCGAGACGGACTGGGCGTTGTTGGTGCGTCTGATGGCTGCGGCCGGGCACAAGGTGAAGGTGCGCGGTGATACGTTGTACATCGAAGAGGTCGGTGCGGTGCGGCCTGACGGGCAGATTACTACACTCACGTATGGCCTCAACGTGCAGGCAGGATTCAGCTTCGACGTGCAAGAGCGCACCAGCCGCACCACGCCAAACGTCTTCGACTTCGACGGTGAAGAGGTCTTTGCAAGTGACGATGACGAGGCTGAGGATAGGCCCGTGCGCATCGAGCGAGCTGGTCTTGCGCTGGCCAATGCCGACTTTCCGAGCTTTACGAAAGGGGTGTTGCTCAAGGCGAAGAAGGCACAGGCGCGTGCGAAGAAGGTGTTCACTGGACGCGTCACGGCGGCAGGGCTCTTCGTCGACGTCGACACAGATGACCAGGTGGTGCTTGAGCGATTCGGGGCCCGACTGTCAGGCGTCTGGAATATCGAGGGGATTCAGCTAAGCTTCGCGAGCAACACGACCTCATTCACCATCTTCAACGGCGGTGCGTCATGACCACAAACCTCGCGCTTCCGCTCAACGACCTCTTTGGCTTCGGCGTCAAGATGCCGTTGGCTGTTGATTCGGCTGGTCGGCTTCGCACCAGTGAGGGCGAAGCCCGTATCTGGCAGGCCGTGCAGGAGATTATCGACACGCCGCTTGGCTCGCGCCCGTTCAACCCACGGTTTGGCGTGCCGCCCATGGTCTATGAACTGGCCACCGACCCGCGCGCCGTCGCCTGGCAGATTGGCAACGCCATCGCGCGAGGCGAGCCGCGAGCTCGCGACATCGTGGTAGACATTCAGCGGGTTGTTGGTGGCACTATCGAACTGCGCATTGGCATCACACCAATCGGCACCAACAACGCCGTGAACAAAATCTTTCCGGTCTACCGCATTCAATAGCGAGGCGCCTGTGGCCACCATCGACATCCCCGACCTTGACCCACGCAACGAAGACCAACTGGTCGCCGAGGCGGTTGACGCGCTCCCTGCCGAAATCAGCGACCGCAACGACGCCAGCTTTGCCGTGGCCTTGCTTGAGGCGTGTGGTGCGTTCTACGCCGCGCTCGTCTACCAGCTCAACCAGGTGCCCGCAAAACTCCAGCTCCAGTTGCTCGAATTCCTGAACATCATCCCGGCAGATGCGACAACTGCCACCGTCGTACTTGAGTTCACAGCAACCGGCGCAGGCGCGACCATCCCCGCTGGCACCATCGTGAAGACCGGCTCGGGCGCTGACGCCATCCAGTTCGCGACAACCGCCCAACTTATCCTCGGGGCGCTCGCAGTTGGTACGGTCACGGCAAACGCCGTTGCAGCAGGCGCAGCAGGCAACGTAGGCGCCAGCACTCTTGAGACGCTA